TTCATCTGCAAACTGCGGGCGAAGCTGAAGCTGATCGGCATCGAGATCGAGACGCTGTGGGGCCAGGGCTATCGCCTGACCCCGGCGATGCGCGATCGCGCTGCCGCCATCATCGAACAGAGGGCCTCGGCATGACCGCGAGGATATCGCTCGCCCAACAGCTCGAGGCCTTGGAATTCGCGCTTCGTCGTCAGCAGAGCTTCGTGAACGGCACGAAGAACATCCGCGAGCTCCGGCCGGACGCCGTCGCCCGCTTCGACGCCGATCGCCTCGAGGCGGCTGTGAAGACGCTGCGCTGGCTTCAGTCTCACGAGCCCGAGATCCGCAAGCTCCTGGAGATCCCGGCCGAGCGCCGCGCGCTGCTCTGGAAACATATGGGTGATGTCGCCGAGCTGCTCGACGGCAAAGCTGAGAAGCCGGAGGTCGGCGGTGGCGAGTGAACAGCCCCAACTCAAGCTGCCAGCGCCGTCATTATGGACCAGGCCAAAGAGCAAGCACATGTGCGGCCGGGATCCTGCCGCCGGCCCCGGTAGCTGTTGGCACTGGTGGGAGGGATGCCCAAAGGCCGAAAAGCGCAGTTGCTATCAGCGTTGGTTTCACGAGCGCCAGCGTACGCTTGCCGGACAGAACACTGCCGGAGCGCTGGGCCAATGAAGAAACTGACCAAACGCGAGCAGGAAGCACTGTCGTTCATCAAGCGTACGATCGAAAAAACGGGTGAGGCTCCGACATTTGTCGAAATCACCTCGGCGATGGGCATCGCTTCGAAGAGCGGAGCACACCGGCTCGTTCACAACCTCGTCGAGCGGGGTGCGATCGAATTTGACGCCCGGCGATCGCGCAGCATCACTCTCACTGAAGGTATGCTGACGCCGGCACAGGAACGGTGCCTAGCTGATATCGCTGGGCGCACCGGCAGATCGCGAGGGGAACTGATCCGCCAAGCGGTCGACGAGTTGATCGAGCGGGACGGCGCGCAATGACCCAGCGCACCTTCGCCTTCTCGCCAGCCGTCGCCGCGCAGCGCACCGAGCCGGCCGACTCCCTCGACTTCTTCCCGACGCCGCCCTGGGCCACCCGCGCCTTCATCCAGCATGTCGCGAAGCCGATCCTGGAGGCTCGCTCTTACGACATCGTCTTGGAACCTGCCTGTGGCGAAGGCCACATGGCCGCAATCCTCAGCGAGTACTTCGCCTTCGTTTTGGCCAACGACGTTCACGACTACGGCTTCGGGAAGGTCAGCGACTTCATCCGCGATGATCGCCACGTCGCGATCGAGTCGCCGGTCTGGTCCTTTACCAATCCGCCCTTCAACCTCGCCGTCCAGTTTGCCCGAAAGGCTCTGGCGATTTCGGTCGGCGGCGTCGCGCTCCTCGTCCGGACGCAGTGGCTGCACACGATCGAGCGCTACGAGCTCTTTCGCGAGTTCCCGCCCTTCGTCATCGCCTACTATGTCGAGCGCGTGCCCATGCACCGCGGCCGCTGGGAGCCCGAGGGTTCGACCGCCACCGATTACTGCTGGGTGTGCTGGAAGCACGGCGCCGAGCCGCGGGCGCCCCTGTGGATCCCGCCCGGGCAGCGCCTGGCGTTGACCAGGGCCGACGACGCCATGCGCTTCGGCGCGCCCGTTGCCGCCCCTCTATTCGAGCCTGGGGCATGAACATGTCGCGCGCCGCTCATCCCGTCCCGGCCGTTGTTCCGCTTCTCGCCTGGCGCGAGCTGCAGGAGCTCGATGCGCTGAAGGTCGAGCGCCGCGCCCTCATGGGCCGCTTGGAGGCCATGCGGCCCTGCTCACATCGCAGGATCGTCCTGCAGGCCGATCTAGAGCGGTTGACCGCCCGCATCATCGCCGCCGAGCTCGCGCTGAAGGGAGGCCGTCGATGAGCACGCATCCCGCCATGCTGAAGAAAATCCAAATCGCCCGGCGCGAACTCAATCTGCAGGAGCCAGAATATCGCGGCCTGCTCGTCCGCATCGCCGGCACCGACAGTTCCCGGGATCTCAACGACAGGCAGGCCAATGCCGTCATCGCCGAGTTCAAGCGGCTCGGCTGGGTGGCGAAGGAATCGACCAGACCGCGCACGGAGCGCGACGATACCCGCAAGCTCTTTGCCTTATGGGGCGCCCTCCATGCCGGCCCGCTTGATCGCGATGCGCTGCGCGCCTGGGTGCTCGGCCGCTTCAAGGTCTCGGCACCGGAGTTCCTGAAGCCGCCGCAGACCCGCGAGGCGATCGAGCAGCTGAAGGCTTGGCAGAACCGCCTTCGGGGGAAAACATGATCCGCGTCTCCGATCACGCCCTCGTCCGTTTCCTTGAGCGTTCAGGTGCTGCCGATGTCGACGCGCTGCGCGGTCTGATCGCCCGCTCGCTGGAGCGCGGCCGCCGTCAGGCCGAGCGTGTTGGGATAGGCGATTACATCATCATCGCCGATGGGCTGCGCTATGTCGTGCGCGGCAACGAGCTTGTGACCGTGCTCGAGGACTCGATGCGGAGGCGGCGATGAGCCGCGCGAGCTGGTCCGATCTGCCTCCACTGCTGGCTGAGATCGCCGAGGTTGCCGGCATTGATGCTGCGCTCGCGATCGCCGAGGCGAAGGGCGGACAGGAAGTTTTCATCGTGTCCCGTCTGCGGCCCGATAACTGGCTTATCGCCGCAGTCGGCCAGGAAAAGGCCGAGCGCATCAGCGCTCATTTTTGCTCGGGCCGTTACCGTCAGAAACTTAGCATTCCCTTCGGGCCGAAGGGCAGCTACCTTGCCGAGCGCAGGCGGCGGGCGCGGGCCCTCTCAGAAGCTCTCTCGGATGGCGCCACAGCCAACGAGATGGCAAAAGCCGCCGGCGTCACGAACCGCTCCGCGCGACGGTTCCGGACAAAGCAGCGCCAGCACAACAGCTCCCAGTTCAAGCTGATCTAGCCCGGACGCGCGTCCGGGGCCTGCCCAGACGCTCGTAGGGGTCTCTTGGGCCGCAAATGCCGGGCACGCGCCCGGGCGCGGAGCAGCCCCTTGAAACTCGTCCCGAACTGGAAGCGCGTGCTCTGGCACTCGTGGTCCTTTCACATCAACCTGATCGTTGCGGCAGCCTCGGCTATCGAGGCCGGCATCACCTACTGGGTCGATGGCCGTGTTTCCGCGAGCCTTGCCGTGATGGGTGCGTCGCTGGTCGCCAGCGTCGCCCGCGTCATCAAGCAGGAGACGGTTTCGGGGCCTGAGCAATGAGCCGGGTCCTGACGCTGCGCCCTCGCACCCGCCTCCAGAAGGCCACGGCTGCCGCCGCGCTCGCCATCTCGCTTGTCGGAGGCTTCGAGGGCCTGCGTCTGACCGCCTATCGCGACGTCGTCGGCGTAGCGACCATCTGCTACGGCGAGACCCGCGGCATCCGCATGGGCATGACGGCCACGAAGGCCGAGTGCGACACGATGCTCCTCAAGGGCCTGCAGGAATTCGAGCAGGGCGTGCTGTCCTGCACCAAGGTCGAGATGCCGATGCGCCGTCAGGTTGCGATGGTCTCCTTCGCCTACAATGTCGGCGTCGGTGCGTATTGCGGCTCCAGCGTGGTCCGCCTGCTCAACGACAACAAGCCGCGCGCCGCCTGCGATGCCCTGCTCAAATGGAACAAGGCCGGCGGCGTCGTCTTCCCGGGCCTGACCCGCCGTCGCCAGGCTGAGCGCGAGCTCTGCCTCTCGGAGGCGGCGTGATGTTCGCCGCATGGGCGCTCAAGAACTGGAGGGCGGTCGCCGTTGTAGCCGTGGTGGCGCTGCTTTTCGCCGCCGGCGGTCTCGGCTTCTGGCGTGGTCTGGTCGAGATCGGCCGGCTCCAGGACAAGGCCGCGACGATCGCTCGCGATGCCCAGGATGCGAAGTGGCAGGCTGAGATCGCCAGGGCGAACACCGTGGCGGCGAATGCCAGGGCGGACCAGGCGCGGGCATCGGCCCGGGCAGAGAGCGCAGCGCGCGATGCCGAAACCCGCTTTCAAGAGCAATTGAAGGAACTGGAGAAGAACGATGCGGCGCTTGCTGGCGGCGCTGATCTTGTGCTCCGGCGCGATCGCGTCCGGGTGCTCGACGGCGCCAGACCCTGAGCCGACCGTGAAGGTCGAGTTCACCTGGCCGGAGCTCCCGGCCGTTGCCCGCCAACGCTGCACCGATCCGGTCGCGCTGCCGGACCGCGACATCACGGCATCGGAGGTCACCAATGGCTGGGGCCGCGATCGCGCCAACCTCCGGATCTGCGAAACAAGACGGGCGGCTGCCGTCGCGGCTGTCGATGGAGCGAGGCCGTGAACGACTTGCTGACCTTCCTCCAGGCCTACGGTGGTGTGCTTTCTCTCGTCGGCTCGCTCGTGATCGTGCTGCTCTCGACGAAGTTCGTCACCAAGGTCGACCACGACCGAGCGACGGAATCGCTCGATGGGAAATTCAACCGCGCGATCGACAAGGCCGACAAGATCGAGGACCGCGTGGCTGCGCTGGAGAATGAGTTCCGGCACCTGCCGGATCGCGGCTCGGTCCACACCATCCAGTTGTCGCTGTCCGAGCTCCGCGGCGAGATGCGCGCCATGGGCGAGCAGCTGAAGCCGGTCGCCGCGATCTCGGAACGCTTGCAGGAATTCTTGCTGGAGCAGGCCCGCAAATGAGCTTCGACACTCTCGTCCGTCAGGAAGCCCGCCTCATCATCCTGCGCGATCTCGATGAGCAGCCCGATGGCCGGCTGAATTCCGAATTGCTGCGCGTCCGGCTCGAATCCTTCGGCATCAACAAGAGCCGGGACTGGATCCATGACGAGCTCAACTGGCTGGCGTCGATGTCGGCGGTCACGGTCGTCGCGGCCGGCACGGTGCGCGTGGCGCAGCTCACCGCGAAGGGCGCGGACCATGTCGCCCGTCGCCTTGTGATCGAAGGCATCAAGCGCCCGTCTCGTCCGGAGGCCTAAATCATGGCCGGGATCCGCAACCGGCTGGCCTCCATGGACCTCGTGCCCGACGAGGCGCAGGACGATATCGTCTGGGCGATCGGCGAGCTCAACCAGCGCCAGCGAACCCAGGGGGAGATCCTCTTCGACCTGAATACCCGGTTGGCGCAGAAGGGCGTCGACCCGATCAGCTCCTCCGCCTTCAACCGCAAGGCAGTGAAGCTCCGAGCCGTGCAAATCCGGCTCGACGAGGCCCGGCATATCTTCACCGGCATCGCCGATCAGTTCACGCCGGAGAAGGTCGACGACAACAACATCGTGCTCGGCGAGTTCATCAAGATGCTCGTGTTCGAGCTCACCCAGGCCGATGCCTCGGAGCGCTCGCCGAAGGAGGCGATGGAGCTCGCCCGCGCTTTCCACGACACCGTGAAGGGGCAGGCCATCTCCGCCGTGCGCCGGACCAAGCTCGAAACCGAGTTCAAGGCCAAGGCCGAGGCGGTGATCGATAAGGTCGGAGCCGCCAAGGGCCTTTCGGCAGAAGCCCGGCAGGAATTCAAGCGCGAGCTGTTCGGAGTGCGCGATGGCTGAGGCCGCGCCCGCCGATCGCCCGACGCGCGAAGAATGGATCGAGATCCGCAGCAGGCAGGGGCGCGCCACGCCGCCGGGCTGGCGCGACACGCCGGTGCTGCTCGACTACCAGTCCGAGATCGTGCGCCAGTGCGAGCGTCATGACGTCGTCGTCGTCGAGAAATCCCGCCGCACCGGCGCCACCTGGGGCGCCGCGGCTGATGCCGTCTTGCGCTCCGCCTCTAGCCGGTCTGATGGCGGCATGGATACGCTCTACATGGGCACGTCCCACGACATGGCGAAGGAGTTCATCGACGCCGCGGCGAACTGGGCCAGGCTGTTCGAGAAGGCCGTCCTCGATACCGGCGACGTCATCTTCGACGACGGGTCGGAGAAGGGCATCCAAGCGCTGAAGATCGACTTTGCGTCGGGGTTCTCGATCGTCGCGCTCTCCTCGAAGCCCCGCTCGCTGCGCGGTCGCCAGGGCTTCGCCGTGCTGGACGAGGCTGCCTTCGTCGACAACCTGGCCGAGCTGATCAAGGCCGCCATGGCCTTCCTCATCTGGGGCGGCAAGGTGCTCATTATCTCGACGCATAACGGTGCCGATAACCCGTTCAACCAGCTCGTCGTCGACATCCGGGCGCAGCGCCTGCGCTACGGACTTGTCCGCTTCGACCTGGACGATGCACTGCGCGATGGCCTGTTCGAGCGCATCTGCCTGATCAACACCCACAAGCACGGCGAATGGACCTCTGAAAAAGAGGCCGACTGGCGCGACAAGCTGATCGCCGACTACAACGACGGCGCCGACGAGGAGCTTTACTGCATCCCGTCGCAGGGCTCCGGCGCCTGGCTGCCCGGTCCGCTGATCGAAGCGCGCATGGTCGATGCGCCGATACTGCGACTGTCCTTTCCCGTAAGCTTCAATCTTGAGCCGGAGCATCGCCGGCGCGCCGAGGTCGATCGCTGGATCGAGACCGAGCTCCGGCCCGTCATGCTTGCGACGCTCGACATGAACCTGATGACCGGCTTCGGCATGGATATCGGCCGCCTGCGCGACCTCACCGTGATCTGCCCCATGCAGATCACGCGGCTGATGCGCCGCGTGGTCCCATTCCTCGTCGAGCTGTTCCGTGTACCCTTTCAGCAGCAGGAGCAGATCCGCGACGCCATCGTCAGCGGACTGCCCCGCTTCATCGGCGGTCGGACCGACGCCACCGGCATCGGCGCGAGCCTGGCCGAATCCGGCATGCAGAAATTCGGGACGGCCATGGTCGAGGTGAAGCTATCGACCGAATGGTATCGAACCGAGATGCCGCCGGTGAAGGCAGCCTTCGAAGATGACTCGATCGCGATTCCACGCGACGCCGAGGTCGGCGCGGATCTGCGCGCCTTCAAGGTGGTCAAGGGTATTGCCTGCTTGCCGCATGTCCGGACCGAAGCCAGCGCCGGCGGCATGCGCCACGGGGACGCCGGCATGGCGATCGTACTGGCCTATTCGTCCACGCGGCAGCTCCAGGAGGCCTATGGCTACCAGTCGGCGCGGGTCGGCGCCGAGGAGCCACGCCGCCATGGCATGCGCCCGGTCGACCACACTCGCGACGTGATGATGCCGAGCCGGCGCGACGGACTCTGGTGAGGTGACCCATGGCTGACGGATTCCGCCTGCTGGACGCCTATGGCGTGCCGATGAAGATCGACCGCTCCACGTTGAGCGAGGAGCGAGCCGTCCCGGCGATCACCGGGATCCGCCACCAGTTCGACGACGCAATCGCGCCGGGGCTGCAGCCGGCGCGCTTGGCGCGGACCCTGCGCGATGCCGCACTTGGCGAGATGCATGACTTCCTCACCCTCGCTGAGGAGATCGAGGAGCGTGAGCCGCACTATCGCTATGTGCTGGAGACGCGGAAGAACGCCGTCACCTCGTTGAATGCCCAGGTCGAGCCGGCCTCGGAAGATGCGCGCGATGTCGAGATCGCCGACTTCCTGCGCAACGAGCTCGTCGAGACACCGGCCTTCGAGACGCTGGCCGACCAGCTCGTCGACGGCCTCTCGAAGGGCTATTCGATCGTCGAGATGGTCTGGGAGACGGGCTCGGTTTGGCTCCCGCGGAGTTTCATCTGGCGCGACCAGCGGCTTTTCCAGTTCGATCGCGAGACCCGCAAGGAATTCCGGTTGCGCGTCCAGGGCGAGTCGGACGGCGTGCCGCTCGAGCCCCTGAAGTACCTGGTCCATGTGCCGCTGCTTAAGATGGGCCTGCCGGGGCGCAACGGCCTGGCGCGCGTCGCCGCCTGGTCGTTCATGCTGAAGAGCTTCAGCATGCGCGACTGGGCGCAGTTCCTCGAGATCTACGGCATGCCGCTGCGGCTCGGGAAATACGGCCCCGGCTCCTCCGCGGATGATCGTGCCGTGCTGCTCGCCGCGGTCCGCAATCTCGGCCGCGACGCCGCCGCGATCGTCCCCGAGGGCATGACGATTGACTTCGTCGAAGCGAAGGGTTTCTCCGACAAGCCCTTCGAGTCGAACGCCCGCTTCATCGACGAGCAGATGTCCAAGCTCGTCATCGGCAAGCCGGGCGACGGCACCGGCGCCAGCAAGGCCGGCGAGGAGGTGCTCGACAAGGTCCGCGCCGACATCAAGAAGTCCGATGCTCGCGACCTCATGCTGACGTTGGCGGGGCAATTGATACGCCCGGTCGTGGATCTGAATTTCGGGCCGCAGAAGGCCTATCCGAAGGTGAACCTGCCGATCCCGGAACGAAAGGATCTGCAGGTCTGGGCGAATGCCATCTCATCGCTCGTCGATCGCGGCCTCGAGGTCGAGCAAAGCCAGGTCTATGACGTCGTCGGCCTGAAGGAGCCGGCGCCGGGTGCGAAGCTGCTGGCGACGCCGAAGACAGATGTTGGTGGCTCCGGCCAGCCACCCGGCCTGCGTCGGCCGCCGCCTCAGGTTCCGGTCGAGAAGGCTTCAGCCTACCGGATTGACCCGCGCGTCTGCCCGTCCTGCGGCCCGGCCCGTCTCGCGACCGACGATCCGGACGCGGATCCCGACGAGGTCGACGAGCTCGTCGCCGAGGCACTCGACGGCTGGCAGCCGGATCTCTCGCCCATCGTTGCGGCGATCCGCACGGCGGCCGACGAGGCGAGCTCCTTTGAGGAATTCCAGGTCGCACTGGACCGGCTAGGCACGGACCTTCCGGTGCAGCGCCTGGCGCGCCGTCTCGGCATCGGCGGCATGATCGGCAGGGGCCGGGGCGATGTGGGCGTCGATTGAGGGCGCACCCCAGCCGCTGAAACGGCCCGCCAAGGGCCACAGGGCTTTCAATTCCGGTTTCAAAAAAATCCGGCTCGCTCCGGCGCCGTATTCGCTCGCGGCCGTCCTGAGCCATCTGTGGGGCTCGGCCTTCAATGGCGGTTGAAGACCTCTTTGCCACGGCGCCGAAGCCCGTCGTCGAGTATTTCGATCGGCGGCCGTCGCGTCCGTCGTTCCGCTGGGATGAGGTCGCTCCGCGCGAGCATGCGCTTGGCTTCACGGTCGCGCGCACTGCCGGCTTCGACGTGCTTGACGATATCCGCACGGCGACGCGCAAGGCCGTGGTCGACCGGATCCCGTTCGCTCAGTTCCGTGACGAGCTCGTCCCTATCCTGAAGGCGAAGGGCTGGTGGGGCGAGAAGCGCGTCGTCGATCCGCGCACCGGAGAGATCGCCAAGGTCCAGCTCGGTTCCTTGCGTCGGCTCGACCTGATCTACGACGCCAATATCCGCTCGGCCGAGGCCGCAGGCGACTGGGCCCGGATCCAGCGCGTCAAGGATGTGCTGCCTTATCTCGAGTACTTGACCTCGACGTCGGAGCGGAAGCGTCCGCTGCACTTGTCATGGGTCGGCACCACCTTGCCGGTGGACGATGCCTGGTGGTCGACGCACTACCCGCCGAACGGTTGGCGCTGCAAATGCCGGGTGCGCTCCCGGGCCATACCGCGCGAGGGCGCCGGGCTCGCCCGTCCGCCGCTCATCCTGCGGTCCTGGACAAACGGCACGACCGGCGAGAGCCGCCTGGTGCCGGCCGGCATCGATCCCGGCTGGGACAACAATCCCGGCAAGGCGCGCGAGCAGATGGCCAGCCGGCGCCTGGTCGACCGTCTCGACCGCATGGGCACCGAAGCCAGGCGCGAAGCCGTCGATCGGCTGCGCAAGGATCCCGTCTTCACCTATGTCACCGAGAACGGCGCGCGCTTCGACTATCAACGCCGCCTGGACCCGGAGCAGGCGGGCGCAGGGCGCCTGCGCTGGCCGGCTGCCGTCATCAATCCCGGTCTCGCTGTCCGCCTCGGCACCACCAGCCGGGTAGCGACCCTGTCGGTTGCCGATGCAGCGAAGATCCAGGCGCAGCATCCGGAGGTGTCTGCAGGCTTCTGGCCGAACCTTCAGGAGATCATCGACAGTCCCGACGCGATCGTCGACGGCAAGAAGCTGGCGCTCTGGAAGCGTGTCAACGGCATTGCCTGGCGCGTCATCCTGAAGGCGAGCGCCGAGGGCGAGATCTTCGTCAACAGCGTTCACCGCGGCCGCGATGCGGTACTGGACAGGCTGATAGCGGAAGGGGGATGATCGCGGTCGGGAGGTCGGCACCCCTCCTCGGCACAGGGCCGGTTTTCCGTGGCTCGACCGCGGAGCGAATATAGGCCATTCTGATCGCGAAACCAAATCACAGCCCCGGACGCGCGTCCGGGGCCTTTTCGTTTTCGGCCGCCGCCATGGTGCGGCCATGCACAAGCGCCTCGCCCTCTGCAGCTCCTTGCCCGAAGGCCTCATCCACGGCATCGCCGCGTTCGAGGTAGTTCTGGCGGCCGCGCAGGCCGGTGGCGAGCTCGCTCCGCCGGAGTGGGTGCAGTTGACGCCCCGCGGCGACGTGACGGCCCGTGACGGCCGCTCGTTCCGGTTCGATCCCGAGCGCCTAGCCGCGGCTTTCGCAGAGGGCGGCCTGAAGCTGCCGATCGACTTCGAGCATGAGAGTGAGTTCACGATCACGCTCGGCGCCAAGCCGGCCCGCGCCTGGATCGTCGATGTCCAGCCTCGCCCCGAAGGCCTCTTCGGCCGGGTCGACTGGCTGCCGGACGCCGTCGCGGCCCTGAAAGCCAAAGCCTACCGCTACATCTCGCCGACCTTCTACCGCGACGAGGACGGCGTCACCGCCCGTCTCGTCAAGGCGGCCGCGCTCGTTTCGGCGCCCGCCCTCGGCATGCCAGCGCTTGCTTCCGCAAAACCTAAAAACGGAGCCTCCATGCTCAAGGACATCCTGATCGCGCTCGGCCTGGTCGAGACGGCCTCAGCCGGCGACGCCGTCTCGGCCATCGCCCTGCTCAAGGCGGGCGACCCGTCGAAATTCGTGCCGAAGGCCCAGCACGACGCGACGGTTACCGCGCTTGCGACCGCGGAGAAGAAGCTCCAGGACGCCGACGATGCTGCCCAGGCTGTACGCTGCGCCACCCTGGTCGACGACGCCGTCAAAGGCGGCAAGATCGCGCCGGCGGCAAAGGACCAGTACCTGGCGCTCGCCAAGTCCAACTTCGACGGCACCAAGGCGGCGATCGACGCCATGCCGGTGGTGCTGAAGGCCGGCACCGATGCCGATCTCGACAGGACCGATCCCGACAAGGGCGCGACCGGCAAACTGTCCGACGCGGAGAAGGCCATGGCCACGACCCTCGGCCTCTCCGAGGAAGCCTATCTGGCCGCCCGCGCCGCCTGATCCCCTCCACTCGTCGTCAATCAGGAGCCCGCCGCCATGGCGTTGAACAAGCCCAGAGACACCATCGAGCGCGGTCGCGACCTGATCGTCGCTCCCGTGGCTGCCGCGACCATCATCTATCAGGGCGCGCTCGTTGCTCTGAGCGCAGCGGGCAATGCCGTACCCGGCTCGGTCGCAGCCACGCTGAAGGCGATCGGCCGCGCCGAGGAGACCATCGACAATTCGACCGGAGCCGCCGGCGCCCAGTCGGTCAGGGTCAAGCGCGGCGTGTTCAGGTTCAAGAACCACGGCGCCGATGCGTGCGTCCAGGCCGACACCCTCGCCGACTGCTTCATCGTCGATGACGAGACGGTCGCGAAGACCAACGGCGGCAATACCCGCTCCAGGGCCGGCAAGATCCTCGAGGTCGAGGCGACCGGCGTCTGGGTCGAGTTCACCTGATCTCGGCGAGGCATCGCTCCGCCACCAGAAACCTGATCACGAGGACGGTCCATGATCATCAATTCCAGCAATCTGCGGATGCTGACCACTGGCTACCGCGCCAACTTCCTGGCCGGCATCGCCGCGGTGTCCACGTCGTGGGCGCGTTTCGCCACCGAGGTCCCCTCGACCACGTCGGAGGAGCTCTACCCCTTCCTCAACCAGATCCCCGGCATGAGGAAGTGGATCGGCGAACGCCAGCTGAAGAACGTCAGCACGGGTGACTACCGCCTGGTCAACGAGGACTGGGAGGACACCGTCAAGGTCACCCGCAATGCGATCCAGGACGATCGCTACGGCATCTTCTCGCCGCTGATGACCATGCTCGGCGACGCCGCAGCCCGCCAGCCGGATGAGCTCGTGTTCCCGACCTTCGCCAAGGGATTCAACACGAACTGCTTCGACGGCCAGTTCTTCTTCGACACGGATCATCCGGTGCTCGATGCCGATGGCTCGGTCGGTTCGGTCTCGAACATGCAGGCAGGTGGCGGCCCCGCCTGGTACCTGCTCGATCTGACGAAGGCGGTGAAGCCGATCATCTTCCAGAACCGCCAGAAGCCCGTCTTCGCGGCGATGGACAATCCCGATGACGAGTCGGTGTTCATGCGGAAAGAGTTCGTCTACGGCGCCGATAGCCGGAACACCTCCGGCTTTGGCTTCTGGCAGACCGCCTTCGCCTCAAAGGCGGCGCTCGATGCCCCCAACTTCAAGGCCGCCTTCGACGCGATGTCGCTCTTCAAGAAGGATTACGGCGCGCCGCTGGCGATCACGCCGAACGTCCTCCTGGTCGGTCCCACCAATCGCGCCGCGGGCGAGGCGATCGTCAAGAAGGCGAACCTCGCCGGTGGCGAATCCAACCTGGACTATGGCCGCGTCGAGCTCGTCGTCGCTCCCTGGCTCGGCTGATCCCCCGGGTTTGCGTCGAGCCCTCCGCGAGGAGGGCTCTGGCAAGCCCGTAGGAGATCGCCATGAGCGAGAAGAGCAAGTCGAAAGCCAACACCGAGGACGCCAGCGAGCAGGACATCGCCCGCGATCGCCGCAAGCCCGGCGATGGCCGCCTCCTGGTGTCCGCGACCGTGAAGGAGGGCCGGCGCCGTGCCGGCATCGAATTCAGCCAGGCCGGCACCGTGATCGAGCTCGCCGAGATCAGCCAGGACCAGTGGGAGCTGATCCTCGCTGATCCGCTGCTGACCATCCGCCCGGCGCCGGCCGAGGACAAGGCCGACCAGGCCTGACGAAATACCCGAGAGGGCGGTCTGGTACGGCTCGCAAGGCCCCCAGCACCCGATGGGAGCCCGGCCAGCGGATGGCGATCCGCCCCGGAGCAGGGACGATAGTCAGCCGCCCGCCATGAAAGCGGCCACCGTCGCCACGGTGGCCGCACCTTTCGCAGGATAGCCATGGCCTACGCCACCCGCGCCGATATCGAGACGCTTTACGGCCCCAACCACCTGCTGACGCTGATCCCTGCCGACGTGAATGTCGATGCAGCCGTCACGGTCGCAATCGAGTCGGCGCAGGCGATGATCGATCCTTATCTGCGCAAGCGCTATGTGCTGCCGATCACCGTGCCGACGCCGGCGATCCTTAAGCAGTGCGCCGTCGATATCGCCTGCTGGCAGCTGGCGCCGGCGGCCGACCGGATGTCCGAGGAGATCGAGAAGCGCGCGAAGCTGCGGCTCGCCTTCCTGAAGGATGTCGCCCAGGGCAATGCCGATATCGTCGAGCTGCAGCCCGTGCCGGGCTCCAGTGACGGCGGCAGCGTGGTCTCGGGCGGCGGTGCCGCCTTCTCGGCCGAGCCGCGGCGCTGGTCGGGTGAGCTCGAATGAGCGGCGTCGCCATCCATATCGAGCTCGCCGGCTTCGCCGAGGTCGAGCACTTCCTCGCCCGGCTCAATCCGTTCGAGAGCGAAACACTGCTCGAGGCGATGGCGCGGCTCATTCGCGAGTCGACGCGCGAGCGCATCCTTGCCGGCGGCCCGGCTCCGGACGGCTCCGCCTGGGCACCCAACCGGGAGGGCCGCAAGCCGATCCTGCATCGCTCCGGCGCACTGGCCCGTTCGATCGACTACCTCGTGCAAGGCACCCGCGCCATCATCGGATCCGGCCTGGTCTATGCCCGCATCCACCAGGAGGGCGGCACCATCGTGCCGAAGAGCGCCTCGGCCCTCGTCTTCTCGGTCGGCAACCGCCTGTTCCGCGTCAAGAAGGTCACGATGCCGGCGCGGCCCTATATCGGCCTTTCCGGCGATGACCGTTCGGAGCTCGTTCAGACCGTCGTCAACTATTTGCGGAGGCTGTTCGGATGAACCGCCTCGAGGAGTTGCTCACGGCGATCGGCGCCCAGCTGCGCACCCTGAAGAACGAGGCGGCCAGCAACGTCTTCACCGAGGTTCGCGTCGAGCTCGACCGGTTCGACCTGTCCGATCTACTGAAGGATTCGACCAGGGCGCCGACCGCGCGCGTCTGCTTCATGCGCGCCAAGCCGGTTAAGCGATTGGATGGCGGCTACGATCAGGACGTCTCGGTCGCGCTCGTGGTGGTGGCCGGTCCCATCGGCCAGGCGTCGCGCGAATTCTCCTCGGCCGACCTCCACGCCCTGCGGCTCCTGGACGCCTGCTCCCTCTCGATCATGGACAACCCCTACCTTGGGCTCGGCCGCCTGCAGGAGGCGGAGCTTGGCGACCAGCTCGTCGCGGTTTCCGCGCAGTCCAACAGCACGGGCTTTGCGATCGCTTTGATGGAGGTGAAGTGGCGCCTGCTTGATGTCGCGATCGCCCGGCCGGTGATCCAGGCCGCCCTCGAAACCGGCCGCAATCCGATGCCGGCGACGCAGGTCGCGATCAATGGTGGCGATCCCGAGCCGCCACCGCTGCCGGAGACCGCGCCATGAGCGGCGAACGGGAACTCCGCAAGCGCCTGGCCGCGCTCGAGCGCCGCATGAACACCCTGATCATGGTCGGGGTGGCCGACAGCAACCAGGGCAGCAAGACGAAGGTGCGTTTCGACGACGCCGGCGCCGGTGGCCATCCGTTCAACTCGCCGTTCCTGTCGCAGGCGTCGAGCTCCGGCAAGAACGGCTCCGGCGTCTCGCGCTTCACCAAGATCGGCGCCGGCGAGCCGGTGCTCGTCATCTCTCCGGGTGGCGAGCTCGGCCAGCATTCGCGCGTCATGCCGGCGGGCCCGGTCGACGATCAGCCTTCGCCGGGTGCGGCCGAGAGCGACGGCGATGTCCTGCAGATCGGCAACGCCACGGTCGCGGTGAAGAACGGCGAAGCGAAGATCTCGGTCGGCAGCGCCAGCATCGTCATCACCGATGGCCAGATCGTTCTGAAGGCTGCCGCCATCAAGCTGGAGCAGGGCTGATGCCGGGGATCGCGGTCAAGGATCTCGACTTCGCCGGCGGCGTGCAGCTCGCCGGCGGCCAGGGCTTCGTCACCGTGGGCGGCCACCTGGTCGTGCTCCTCGGTGACCCGGTCGAGCCGCATGGCCCGCCGGTCCCACCCCATACCGCGCCCTTCATGGCCGAGGGCTGCGGCTGGCTCACCATCAACGGCGTCCCGGTCTGCCGGGAAGGCCATGCCGCCAATTGCGGCCACACCACCTCTGGCCGCCCCTGGGTGCAGGTCATCGGCTGAGTTCAAGCGGCTTTGAAGGAGCCTTTCATGTCCGAGAAGAAACCCTACAAGAGCACCGCCTCGGCCGGCTTCTTTGTCGCCGGCCAACGCGTGCCGTCCATGCAAGATGAGGATGGCAACCGCGTTCCGAAGGTCGGCCATGTGCTGATGCTGACGGACGAGGAGGCGAAGTACGAGCTGCTCTCCTGCTCGATCGAGCCCGCCGATGAGCAGGCCGAGCCGGCCCCGCTGACGCCGCCGGCGAAAGAGCCGAAGAAGCCCGGCAAGGCGGCCTGACGCATCATGCGCGCCGGAATCGACCGACAGACGGGCAAGCTGCTCACTGGCTGGGACCATTGCGTCCAGTCGATCCTGGTGATCCTGACCACCTTGATCGGCAGCCGGGTGATGCGCCGTGCCTTCGGTTCCGCCGCGCTCGAGCTCCAGGACCGCAATGCGACGCCGCGCCGGATCATGCAGATCTACGCTGCCGTCGCCGCGGCCCTAAAGCGCTGGGAGCCCGGCTTCCGGTTAAAGACCATCCGGCTCACCCGGGGCGGGCCGGACGGCGTCTTCGTCTTCGAGATCACCGGCATCTTCTATCCGCGCGGCCATCTCGGCGATTACTCGGTGCTCGAGGAGCGCAGCGCCGTCATCGCCGCCAATGACAACGGCCTGGTGAGGATCGCTGCATGAGCCGCTTCACCCCGGTCGATCTCTCGCTCTATCCGATCTCGGACGTCATCGAGGCGCTCGACTTCGAGAGCTACCTCGCCCGCGATCGCGCCGATTTTGTCACGCGCTGGGAGGTCCGGCGTCTCATCAATCCCGCCCTGCCGACCGTTGACACGCTGCTGCTCGAGTCGGACCCGTCTTCCGTCGTGATGGAAGTCGGCTCTTATCGTGAGACGTTGCTTCGCGGCCGCATCAATGATCGCATCCGGGCGACGACGCTCGCCGGCGCGCTCGGCCGCGCGCTCGACCACATCGGCATGACCTATTACCGCACGCCGCGGCGCGAGATCGTGGCGGCGATCGGCGCGACGCCGGCGGTGTTGGAGGATGACGAGACCTATCGCCAGCGCCTGGCGCTCGCGCCGGAATCCTGGTCGACGGCCGGCCCGGTCGGCGCCTATCTGTTCTGGGCGCTCTCGGCCTCGGGCGATGTTCTCGACGTCGCGGCCTATTCCGAAGACGAGGGCGTCTGCCTGGCGCCGCGGATCCGCGTCGTCATCCTTCCCCGCGACGGCCTGACGGTCGACCAGAAGGCGGTCGTGCTGGCGACGGTGAAGGAAGCCTTGAGCCGGATCCGGCTGCGGCCGCTCGGCGACCTGGTCACGGTCGAGTTCGCCACCGATCTCCCGTTCAACGTCAACGCGATCCTCAAGATCCGCCAGGGCGCCTCGGCCGATATCGTCAAGGCCGAGGCGGAGAAGCGGATCCGGCAGTATTGCTCGGGCCGGCTGCGCTGGATCGGCGACGACGTGCCCGGGCCGATCTGGCTGATCGGCCGCCGCATGCGGCTGGGGACGATCGCCGCCGCCGCGCTTGGCACCGACGCCAATGTCGTCGAGGTCGTACTCTCGGAGCCGCCCGGTGACGTCAATCCGCCGCATGCTGGTTACACCGAGGCCGCGCTCGCCGGGGTCGGCACGCCCGGCTTCGTGCCGCTGGCCGATCCCGTCATTGTGCATCTGTTCAAGGCGCCGCGGCTCGGCACGGTCACTGTCACCCATGAGATTGTCGCGGAGAGCTGGTCGTGAGCGTGGATCTGCTCCCCGACAGCGCCACGCATTTCGAGCGCGAGCTTGCGGCGCTTTCGGCCGAGCTCGACGACATCGACCCCATCGTCATCGAGACGCTCTGGGATGCCTGGCGCTGCCCGGCGGCGCTGCTGCCTTGGCTGGCCTGGGCACTCAGCGTCGACGTCTGGGAGGATGGCTGGGCCGAGCCGGTGAAGCGCCAGGCGATCGCCGACAGCCCGGACTATCACCGGATCAAGGGCACGGTGCAGGCGGTTACCTCGGCACTTGCCCTGGCGCAGCGCCCCTTCGAGCTCACCGAATGGTTTAACCAGGTGCCGATGGGCCGGCGCGGCACCTCGCGGGTTTTCGTCGAGACCACGCTCGACGATGTCGGCCGCGTCCTGAAGGCGGTTCGCCCTCTCGTCATGTCCGCCAAGCCGAAATCGCGCCCGATCGTGTTCGGCGCCGGCGAGATGGCGAGCGGCATCCCTGTCATCAGCGCCGGCCTCCTGGTCGACGAGCTCGTCACCGTCGAGCCCTACGCCCTCCAAGGCGAAACCTTCGAATTCACACCCGTGCTGGCCGCCGGCCTGCTCATCGAAGAACTGATCACCGTCGAGGCCATGCCATGACCACCGGACTGCTCACCACCACGGTCGGCCGCGCGGCCATCATCGCGGATCTCGGCGGCGGCGCCGATCTCGTACTCACACATGTCGCCTGGGGCGATGCCAATGGCGTGCCTTACAGTCCGAACGAAGCGCAGGTCACGCTCGTCAACGAGAGGTATCGGGCGACGATCGCCAGTGTCGCCGTGGTCGGCGGCGCCATCGTCGTCGACGCGGTTATCCCGGCCGATACGAATGACGGCACCGGCCGCCCGTCCCACGGCTTCAGCGTCGCCGAGGTCGGCCTGTTCAACAATGCCGGTACGCTCATCGGCGTGGCGCGCTGCGGCAATGGCTACAAGCCGCCGCCGTCCTCCGGCCAAGCGCATGACGTCACCTATCGGCTGAAGCTCGCCGTTGCCAATCCGAGCGCAATCGCCGTCGTGATCGACCCGGTCGCACAGGTGAGTATCGGACGGCATGTTCGGCCGTTCTGGCTCACGGTTGATGGCGTTCTCAACGACCCTCCGGGCGCCCCGGCACTCGGCGCAACCTATGTAATCGGGACGGCTCCGACCGGCGCCTGGGCCGGCTTCGCCAACCGCATCGCACAGTGGCTCGGCGTCTGGGCTCTGGCTACTGCTCCTGTCGGTCATCAGGCCGTCGACAGCAGCAAAGGCCGGTATGCGGCTGGCCGCTGGCTGGAGTTCACCGGAGCCGGGTGGGATTTCGGCCTGAGCCGGCTGCTGCAGCGCCAGCCGGGCAATTACGCGGTCGCAGCCGGCACCGCCAACGCATTGAGCATCACGCTCGATCCGGCGCCGACTGCCTGGGCCGACCTGATCGGCGTGCCGCTCAACATCCTGCTGACCGCGACGAACACGGGAGCGGCGACGCTTGCGGTCGTCGGCCTGCCCGGAACCAAACCGATCCTGCGGCCGAGTGGCGGCGCTCTGATCCCCGGCGATCTGGGTTCCGGTGGATTTCTCCGGGGCATGTATGATGGCACCGGCATCCAGATGGCCGGGCTGACGCAGACGCCCGGTGCAACGACCGTCGTTTATAACGCGCCCGGCACCTTTACGTGGACCTGCCCGCCGGGCGTGTTTCGCGTTCGCGTGAAGGCCTGGGGCGGCGGCGGTGGTGGCGGTGGCGCGACGGGCGCGGCCAATTCCGTCGCCTCCGCCGGAGGAGGCGGTGAATATCGCGAGGGCGAATTCGCGGTTACGCCGGGAACAAACTACACCGTCATCGTCGGTTCTGGTGGCACAGGCGGCAACAACACCCCCACGAACGGAGGCCCAGGCGGCTCCTCCGCCTTCGGAGGCCTCATGATGGCGCTGGGCGGCGGCGGGGGCCTTGCCGCAAGCGGCGGAATTCAAGCCACTCCGGGCGCTGGCGGAAGCGGCGGCTCCGGCGGGGTCATTTTCCGATCCGGGATGGGCGGCGGCATTGCCTATGCGATCGGCTCTGGCCAATTCGTGCTCGCGCAGGGTGGCCCGGCCTTCACTTCGAACTTCACCTACACGATCACCACGGCGACCGCCTCCAATGGTGCTCCGGGGCAGTTTCCTGGAGGCGGCGCGTCGGGCGGTGCCTTGAGCGGAAGCGGCGGTTTCGGCGCTCAGGGTCAGGTCATTCTCGAATATTGAGGTCCATCATGACACGATATGCTCGTATCGCTGAGTGCCGGGTGGTCGAGCTCATCGACCTGCCCGACACCGTCGCCATTCCCGATCCCGAGAATGAGGGGGAGACCATCGAGCGGCCGCTGGCACCGGCGGAGGTGTTCCACCCGGACATCCTCCTCGCGATCGTGCTGGCGCCGGAAGAGGTCGATATCGGATGGGACTTCGCGGAGGGGGAATTCTCGCCTCCGCCTCAGCCAATGGGACCGAGCAAGGCCGATCTTCTCGCCTATGCCGCCGATCTGCGCTGGCTGGTGGAGCAAGGCGGCGCGATCTGGAACGGCTGGCCGATCCACACGGATGATCGCAGCCAGGGCAAATACCTCTCCGAGCTGCAGGCGATCGCGCTCAACGTGCGCGTCGATGGCGATCGGTGGAAGTTTGCAGACGGCGTCTTTCGCCCGGTGAGCAATGCCGATTTCCCGCAGTTGGCGATCGCCGCTCGCGAGCATGTGCGCCAAGCCTTCGGCATCGAGGGTGTGGCGATGGCACTGATCGATGACGGCACAATCACCACCAGGGCGGAGATCGACGCGGCGTTCGCCTAACCGAATCCCTCACCCAGCAGAAAGGCCCCGGACGCGCGTCCGGGGCCTTTTCCTTGGCTTAGCGACCTAGCTTCGGCCCCGACCTCGGCGCTGTCAAGCGCGCCGCCATGATCGGGATTCGGAGCGCACGATGCCCACGACCGAGTATTTCCACGGCACCCGCGTCTTCCAGGCTGGGCAGACCACGCGCCCGATCTCGGTCGGCGAATACTCGACGATCGGCGCGCCCGTCGTCGCTCCGAATGCGGATCCCGCCAAGTTCCCGGAGGACACCGTCGTCGAGATGTTCTCGAACGACACGGCCATGCGCGCTGCGCTCGGGACCGGCGGCAATGTCGACGCCGTCTTCGATGCGATCGACGACCAGGGCGTCGTCGCGGAGGTCCAGGTGGTCCGGGTTGCCGAGGGCGCCTCGGCCGTTCCGCAGACCAAGCTGGAGCAGACCATCGCCAATATCGTCGGCTCCGGTGCCGACTATTCCGGCGTGCATGCGTTCAAGCAGGCTTCAAAGCCGGCCAAACTCTTCATTTGCCCCGGCTATGACAGCCAGCGCCTCGGCAACGCCAAGAATCCGGTGGCGGCCGAGCTCGACGGCATCGCCACGCGGCTGAAGGGGATCAAGATCCTGAACACGCCGGATGCGTCGAAGGAGGCAGCTGCGCTTTATCGCGACGACTTCCCCAACGATCCGCGCGCCTATCTCTTCCATCCGTCGGCCAAGGTGTTTTCCGGTGCTTCCGTCGTCACGCAGCCGGCCTCCGGTCGCGTCGCCGGCCTGTTCGTCAAGCGCGACAAGGCGGTCGGCGGCCCGTTCGAGAGCCCGTCCAATCAACAGATTGGCGGCATCGTCGGTCCGTCGCGGCCGATTTCCTACTACACGGGCGAGCCGGACAGCGAGGCGAACTGGCTGAACGAGAAGCGCATCGCCACCCTGCGCAACGGCTTCATCCTGTGGGGCAACGAGACCTGTGCGGAGGATCCGCTCGACCGCTTCGTCAACGTGGTCCGCACCAACGACATGATCGACGACGCTGTCGTCAACGCCTTCTATTGGGCGCTCGATCGCAACCTCTCGGTGCCGCTCGCGGTCGCGGTGATTCAGTCGCTGGAGAGCTTCCTCGACAGCCTGAAGGCCAAGGGCGCCATTCTCGGCGGCCGTGCCTGGTTCGACCGGAGCCTGAACAGCAACGAGGAGCTCGCCTCGGGCATCCTGCGCGTCGAATACGATCGCGAGCCGGCCGCGCCGCTGCAGGATCTGCAGTTCGGCGCCCGCCGCAACATCACCTACTACGCCGATCTGGCTGACGGCATCCTGCAGTCGCTCGATCGCGTCTGACCGCCGCGCCCCCGCAGGAGAGCATCATCGATGGCCCCGCTTCCTTTCCTCGTCCTTCGCGCGTCGAACCTCCTGGCGGAGGGCGACGGCGGCAACACGCTCAACACCCATCTCTCACTCGGCAAGACCAAGCTGCCGATGCTGAAGGAGAAGTACGACGAGTTCTCGCCGGCGGCGAGCAACGGCTCGATCGAGGTTGCGACCACGCGCGAGCCCTGCGCCAGCGGCTTCAACCTCAAGGGCATGCAGCCCGACGTGCTGGAGCTCTTCCGCACGCCGTTCGGCACCCGCCGCAAGTTCACCATCCTCGGCGCCCTGGTGAACGAATACGCGACCTCGGCCGCCGATCGCGAGATCCAGGTCGTCGCGACGATGTGGGGCCGTCTCAATGCCGAGACCGACGATCATGAGGGCGGCTCGCTGCTCGGCACCGAGTACGAGATCAAGTCGATCTCCTCCTACCTGCTGACCATCGGCACCAAGGAAATCGCCCGCTTCAACATCGAGCTCGGTGGCTGGGTCGACAGCGGCGGCCAGGCCGCCCGCATCGCCAACATGGTCGGCATCACCGCATGAGCGAGCCCGATCTTTCGCCGGTGAAGCCCTATCCGGGCTACGCGGAGGCGATGGCCGAGGGCGTCGCGGCTGCGTTGGACGCGTCCTTCGCCTTTCCGGGTGCGCCCGAGATCCGGCCCGCCAATCCGGGTGCGTGGTCGACCACCGTCCCTCTGGACCACCCCTTGGTGGTCGAGGGGCAGACCCTCGGCTCCATCTCCATTCGACGCGCGACTGGCGCCGATATCGCCGAGCTGATGGAGGAGGATCCACGCGAGGCGACCCTACCGGCCAGGCTGCGCGCGCTCATCTGTGGCGTTCACCCGGCTGTATTCGGCGCTCTGTCCGCCGATGATTCCGAGAGGGTGGCAGAAGCCCTCCGCCCTTTCTTGCCGCGCGCCGTCGTCGCGATCGAAGAGGCGCTGGCGGCCGAGCCGCGCGCCTGATCGACCGCAGTGAACTCGCCGCGGTGCCGTTGCTCGCGATCGAGGTCGCCCGCGGCACCAGCACGCCCCTGCCGACCGTGCTCGCCTGGCACATCGGCAGGATCCTGTTCTGGCATGGCGAGCTGAAGGACCTCGCCGGCGCATAGGAGCCGACCGCATGGACATGCGCGTCAAGATGATCCTCGACCTGATCGCGAACACCCGAGGCGGTGCGCGCCAGGCGAAGGCCGACATCAAGGGCGTCAGGGATGCGGCGAAGGGGCTGGACGGCGCTCGTGGCGGCCAGAAGCTTAGCCGCGACTTCCTCAACCTCGCTTCCAGCTCGAAGACCGCCGCGCGAAACGTCAGGGAGACGAAGACCGCGGCAAACCAGCTCGGGACGAGCTCCGGCCCGAAGAAGCTCGGCCGGGATTTCCTCGACCTGTCCCGGAACGCCAAGGCGGCCGGGCGCGAGATCGACCAGGTCGGGCGCAAGGCCAGCCGGGCACAGGCGCAGGCCGCACGGGCGGCGCAGCCGCGCAAGTCCGCGGCTGGCGGCGCCGAATCCGGCAAAGACGGCGGCACTACGCTCTTCGGCGGAACCAGGGCGCTTGTCGGAGGCTATCTCGGCGTCCAGGGCGCCCGCATGGCGGCGCGCGCCACGGTCGGTCAGTCGATCTCCTTCGAGAAGGCGATGGCGGAGGTCCAGAAGAAGGTCGACGGGATGGATGATCCCGCCGCGCTCGCCAAGATGGAGCAGGCGGTCTCGAAATGGGCGATCGCCTATGGCCGGGCCCGGGAAGAGGTCGCGGGGCTTGTGGCCGAGGCCGGCGCCGGCGGCGTCACCCTGAAGGACATGCCGGAATTCGTGCGGATCAACCTGGCCGCGGCGACTGCGTGGGATGCGACAGCAGACAAGACGGGTAACGCCCTCGCCAAGATTCGGGCGGCGACGCAATGGTCGAATGCACAGCTCGAAGAGTTCGCCGACAAGGTCAACGCGCTCTCCGACGCCGGCGCGGCGAAGGAAATGGACGTTGTCGAGATGTTCCAGCGCGCCGGGGCGGCAGCAAAAACAGCCAACGTAGACTTTGACGCTTCGTTGGCCTTCCTCACCGCAATGAACAATGTCGCGATGGCACCGGAGGTGGCGTCTCGGGCCTTCACTGCCTTCGCGGGTAACCTTCGTACAGCCACTGCAAAGCCAGCGCGTGTAGACGAGGGACTGAAAATGATCGGGCTCTCGGCCAAGAAGGTCGAGAAGGGCATGAAGTCCGACGCGACTGGCACCATGATCGATGTGCTGGAGCGCTTGGAGAAGTCTGCCGACAAGGCGAAGGCTGCCATCAAGATCGCCGGCGAGCAGTGGTGGGACGAGGTTGCTCGCTCCGGGCAAGCTCTCCCGGAGATCCGCAAAAACCTTGAGATCGTCGGAAATCCGAAGCGATGGAAAGGCTCGGCCCAGCAGAACCTCAATATCCAGCTCGCTACGACCGACAACCATCTCAAGCGGCTCTCCGCCCTCACCAGCGAGGTCGGCGACAAGCTCGGTCGCTGGTCTCTACCCGCCATCAACGAAGGTATCGAGAAGATCATCGCCGGCATGGAAGCCGTCGAGAAATTCGCGGCAGACCGGGACAAGGCCAAAGCTGATCGCGCGACCGAGGACGCGACGGCCGGTCGCGTTGCCGATGGCGCCTCGCTCACCCCAGCCGAACGCGAGCGCATGGCGAATGACGCGCTCTATCGCCAGCGTATCGAGGCCGGCGCCGCGGGCAAGCGGGTCGACAAGGGCAATCTGGGCCTGACGGACAATCTCCGCCTCGGCGAGCTCGAACGCGAGCGCGAGCAGCTCGGCGCGTCGATCGAGGCCCGCCGAAAGGCCGGTGCAACGGACGAGCAGCTCGCCTATTCGGTGAATCGTCTGGCCGCGATCGCCGACCAGATCGGTGCGATCGACCCGAGCCGCGCGCCGGCGAGGAAGGATCCGCGTCGGCCGGCCGACCAGGACGAGCGCGGTCGGGCCGATCGCGGCGAGGCCATGGCGCTGCGAGAGCGCGTGTTGCAGCTCGAGGCCCGCCTTGCGGCGATCGACAGCTTGCGGCGCCTCTCCGGCAATCGCGATGATCGCCTTGGCTACGCCGCAGATGCCGAGCCTCATGAGCGCCGTCGCAACCAGGCCGACCAGGCCTTGCGCAGCCGCATCGCGCCGAACGCCACGGCGGCCGGGCGATTCGGCTTCGGGCCTGGCGGCGCGCCGGCGTCAGCCCAGCCGAAAGGCGCAGGCCCGGGGACATCGTCCTTCGGGCTTTCGGTCAAGGACTGGGCGAAGAGCCTGATCGGCGCCGGCGATATCGACCTGGGCGGTGCAGGCATTACGATCGCCGAGAGCTTGGCGGCGGGCCTGCGCCAAGGTGGCTCCTCGGCCGAATCCGCCGCCAGCGGGATCCGCGGCAGCATCACCGGCGCCTTCGATGGGGCCGACCTGTCGGGCGCCGGCGCGGCGATGATGGGCTCGTTGGAGCGCGGCATCACCGCTGGTGGCGATCGCGCTGTCGCTGCCGCCCAGCGTGTGGCGGCTCGCGTCAATGCCGCGGTTGCATCGGGCGCGGGTGGCGGCGGCAGCAATCGCCTCTCCGGCGCGTTGCATGATGGGGTCGAGTGATGGCCGGCGTCCCCATCCTTGCCATCGGGCCGCACATCTTCGAGATCCTGCCGCTCTCGCTGCAGAAGATCAGCGAGCGGACCAAGGTCAATTGGCCGGCGACCAAGCGCTTCGGCGTGGGCCCGGCCCGGCAGTTCACGGGGCGGGACGAAGACAGCTTCGATATCGAAGGCCTCTATTTCAACCAGGAATGGGGTGGCCATGCCGAGTATCTTGCGCTGAAGGCGACGCAGGCCGCAGGCGAACCGGTCGAGCTCCTCGGTTGGTCAGCCGGAGGTATCGCCGCTGAAGTCTTCGCTTCGGTCGTCATCCTCGAGGTCGGAGCGGAGCATGAGTATATCCACGACGACGGCATCGGCCGGAAGACGACGTTCGATGTAAAGATGGCGCCCTTCGGCGGCGATAGCGGCCCCTTCGGAGGGCTGTTCTGATGGCCCGGGTGCAGGTGGTCCAGGACAGGATGACACTAGATCTGGTCATCTGGCGCGAGCTCGGCCGACAGGACGAACAGCTCGTCGAGCAGACGCTGGCTCGCAATCCCGGCATCGCCTCGGCCGGCACGATCCTGCCGATCGGCACCATCGTCGATTTGCCGGAACCGCCGGCGGCCCGCGCCCGCCTGCGCGAAACCGTCAAGCTCTGGAGCTGAGCCGTGGCCTTCGTGCTCGACAAGCTCCAGGGCGGCCATAAGCCCTTCATCGAGATCACGGTGAACGGCAAGGAGGTGTCGGGCGAGTTCTATTCGCGCCTGGTCAAGGCCACTGCCCGGGACGAGGCGGGGCAGAGCTCCGACAAGATCACCTTTACTCTCGACGACGCCGACAATGCGATCGAACTGCCGCCCGAGAAGGCGACCATCGTAACTTATGGCGGCTGGAAGGGCGGCGAAAAGGGCCTCGTCGGCATCTATGAGATGCAGTCGATCGAGCTGACAGGAGATGCCGACGAGGGCGAGCTCGTCGTGATCCAGGCGAGCGCCGCCGATCTGAAATCGAAGCTTAAGGGCGTCGATCGCGAGCATTTCGAGGATAAGACGCTCGGGGAGATCGCCGAGAACATCGCCAAGCGCAACGGCATGACCGCGCGGGTCGATCCCGAGCTCGCCAAGATCAAGATTTCGTATCGCGCGCGGGTCGACACATCCGAGATCGACTTCCTGACCACCCTCGCTGACGAGCATGGCGGCGTGGCGAAGCCGATGGGCGACAAGCTCGTCGTCTCGAAGCGCGGCGCCGCCAAGTCCACAAGTGGCCAGAACCTCGCGCCGATCAGAATCGAGAAGAGCGACTGCAAGTCCTGGTCGATCACGCCGAACGGCCGGGCTCAGTACGGCAAGGTCAAGGCCGCCTATATCGACCAGAAGACCGGCAAGCGGGTGAAGGTCGAAGCTGAGACCGGCCTGAAGGGTCCCGATTTCACGACGAAATCGCCGTATCCGACGAAGGAGCTGGCCGAGAAGGCTGCCCAGGCCGAGGCGCAGCGACTCACACGCAACACCGGCGAGGGGCATTTCCAGCTCGCCCGTGGCCGGTTCGACGCGCAGGCCGAGGCCGATGTCATCGCCGGCGAGAGCTTCAGGACGGGGATCAGGGGCAGCTGGCGCAGCGATGCCGTCGAGCACGTCTGGGACGAGAACGGCTGGACCACCAAGGTCGAGGTCAAATCCAAGGAGGATGGCTCCTCCGGGAAGAAGAAGGAGAGCTGAGCATGGCGACGCAGGTCTACGACATCACCAACAAGGCCGGCGCCTACATCGCCGGCATCAAGCTGACGCCCGGCCAGACCACGATCACGCTGACGACCGAGCAGGCCGAATACGAGCTCGCCCAGGGCACCATCCTGGCAACCGGCGAGGCCGGGCCGGTGACGCCGGAGCCGGATCCGGTGCAGGCGACCGACCGCGTCGAGCTGAAGCGCAACGGGCTGGCGACGCGCCCGACCGCGGCGGAATTCGCCGGCTTCGTCCAGCAGCGAGGCCGCCGGATCAACAGCTACGCTGTCAACACCACGCCGACGGCCGTCGACAAGGGCGCGATCGCCGTCGTGACGAATGCCGCCGCCCGCGTCGTGACGCTGCCGAACGACTGGGCCGCGGGAGAGACCGTGACCGTTCGCCGCGGCGGCGCCGGCGCCGTCACCTGGGCGCTGGAGGCCGATGCGACACTGGCGCTGCCGGCTTCGAAGGCCGGCCATGTCGGCATCGCCGAGCAGCATGCCGAGGCGGTGTTCACCGTGCT